TGTGAACATGACACAGAAGTAAATACAATACAAGAACTAAATGCATATCAAAAAAAATATTTTGAGATAGTAAAGTAATGCCACTATATACATTTAAAAATAAAAAAACAAAAAAAGTTTGGGATGAACTTTTATCTTTTGATGAAAGAGAAAAATTATTAAAAGATAAAAACATAGAACAAATAATTACAGCACCAAGATTAAGTTTTATTGAAAGAGCAGAACATAAAGGCAGAGACCAGATGATAAGTGCTGCCCGTGATAAAATGAAAGAAAGACAAATAGAAGAACAAGTAGGTATTAGAAAGTCTCCTGAGTGGTTAAAAGAAAGAACAGAGAGACATTTACAAAAGGTAAGAAATGTTAGTTCCTGAAAAAAGTAAACAGATAACAGAGAAGCAAGAAAGTTTTTTAAAACATTTATTTAGCGATGCTCATGGTAATCCAAGACAGGCTGCTAAACTTGCAGGATATGATGAGAGTAATTATCAGTCAGTTGTTAAATCTTTAAAACAAGAAATAATAGAAAGAGCAGAAGCAGTATTAGCTACACATTCTCCAAAAGCTGTTATGGGAATGGTAAATGCATTAGATGAAGACGGAAGTATTCCTGGTGCTAATGTTAGATTAGAAGCAGCTAAACAAATTTTAGATAGAGTTGGAATATCTAAAACAGAACGCATTGATGTAAATGCCAAAGTCCAACACGGGATATTTATCTTACCACCAAAGAATGTATGAACCTAAAAAAATAAGAGGTACATTAATTCCTTTTGGATATAAAAAATCAGAAGACGACCCGAAGATAGTTCTTCCGATTCCTGAAGAATTAGATGTATTACAAGAGGCAATCAAACTTCACAAAAAAGGGCAGTCACTTCAAAAGTGTGTAGATTATATTTATTCTAAAACAAAAAGAAAAATTACAAGACAAGGTTTTTATAAGATTGTAAATAAAAACAATATAAAAAAGAAAGCAAGAGAATCAGCTAGAGAACAATTAGATTATCAAAGAGATAGAGTATTAAAAGCTAAAAGAGAATTAGATAAAGAAAGAAGTAAACTACAAACTAAAAATAAAAAAATAAAAGATTTAGATATTGTTTTAGAGGGTAAAGTTAAAACAGTTATAGATACTAAAGATATAGAAGAAGCCTCACCTACAATAAAAAAAGCTTTTGAAGAAAAAGATGTAATCTTTCAACCTAACCAAGGACCACAGTCAGATTTTTTAGCATCATCAGAAAGAGAAGTATTTTATGGTGGAGCAAGAGGTGGTGGTAAATCCTACGCTATGTTAGTAGACCCACTTCGTTATTGTGATAAACAACATCACAGAGCATTGTTAATTAGACGAACAATGCCAGAACTTAGAGATTTAATAAATCATTCTCAACAATTATATTCCAAAGCATATCCTGGAGCTAAATGGAGAGAACAAGAAAAAGAATGGAGATTCCCATCAGGTGCTAGAATAGAATTTGGATATGCAGAAAACTTAACTGATGCATTAAGATATCAAGGACAGTCTTATACTTGGATTGGTATAGATGAATTACCACAATATCCAACACCTGATATATATAATTTTCTTCGTTCATCACTAAGAAGTGTAGACCCTGAAATACCTGTGTACATGAGAGCAACAGGAAATCCGGGAAATGTTGGTTCACTTTGGGTAAAAGAAATGTTTGTTGACCCTTGTGAATCAAACAAAAGATTTGATGTAGAGATACCAACACCTATGGGTGTTAAAAAAATATCAAGAAAGTTTATACCTGCAAAGTTACAAGACAACCCTTATCTAATGCAGACAGATGACTACTACGCTATGTTGGCATCTTTACCTGAAGTACAAAAGAAACAATTCTTAGAGGGTGATTGGGATGCATATGAAAGTTCTTCATTCCCTGAATTTAATAGACAGATTCATGTGATAGAACCTTTTGACATTCCTAGAAACTGGATGAGGTTTAGAGCAGCAGACTGGGGATATAGTTCACCTGCATGTTGTTTATGGTTTGCAGTAGATTACGATAATAATTTATTTGTATATAGAGAACTATACACTAAAAGAAATACCGCCGATATATTTGCAAGAAAAGTTTTAGAAATGGAAGATGGCGAATACATTAGATATGGTATTCTAGATAGTTCTACTTGGGCAAGACGAGGGGATATAGGACCTAGTATTGCAGAGACTATGATACAAGAAGGATGTCGTTGGAGACAATCTGACAGAAGTCCTAGAAGTAGAATAGCAGGTAAAGTAGAAGTTCACAAAAGATTAAGGGTAGATGAAGATACAGGATATCCTAGTATGTTTATATTTAGTAATTGTTTAAATTTAATTAGAACATTACCGATGCTACCTGTTGATAAAAATAATCCTGAAGATGTAGATACAACTGCGGATGACCATGCTTACGATGCACTTAGGTATGGATGTATGAGTAGACCTATTCATCCTGTATCACAAAGAGGCAATGACTTCTTAACATCTACAGAGAGACAAGATTCTGCACCTGCAGATAGCATATTTGGTTACTAATGAAGTTACCCAAGTATGTAACAGTAGGACCTTTTACAGTACAACTAGTATGTGTACCACACGAACTAATGTATGAAGTGTCTGAAGCACAAGGAACATTTGTAGTAAAACCTCCCTACAAAATATATTTAGATAGAGAGATGATACAAGCAGGTGGTCCAGATGCTGTTAATGTCGTAATACATGAGTTATTACATTTAGGTTTTTATCAGTATCATTTAAAAGAAAAAGAAGAAGAGACTATAGTTAATTCTTACGGAAACTTTTTAACAGAACTCTTATGCCATTCTGCATTAAAAGAATGGATAAGATTTCACACAAAATAACAATAGGAGAAAACAACAATGGCAATCATGAAGCAATACAAGCAAGGTGAATTACCAGAGAACATGTATGGTAATGAAGCATCGAAGCAAGGTGATAGTAAGATTAATGTCGTAAAGCCTGGAGCAGGATTACCTGCAGACTATGCAGAAGGTGGCGTTAACAAAGACTTCCCTAAAGAAAACAAAAACAATGTTGACGGAAAAGTATTTCAATTAGCTGACGAAAGAGATTACTAATTTAAATGCCACACGAAAATACAGTAGGCGGAGTATTTTCTGAAGACGATGATGTAACAGCCTTAGATAATAAAGAAGATAAAAGTTTTGATAATTTAGGTTCTATCATAGAATCTAGATTAAAAGAATCAGAACAGGCTCGACTTTATGATGAGAAGAGGTGGTTACGAAGCTATCGAAACTATAGAGGTATCTATGGTGCAGATATGGCTTTTCGTGATTCAGAGAAGTCTAGAGTTTTTGTTAAAGTAACAAAGACAAAAGTTCTTGCTGCTTACGGACAATTAATAGAAGTTTTATTCTCGCAAGGTAAATTTCCTATTGGGATATTTCCAACTAAAGTACCTTCAGGTATAAGTGAGTATGCACATATAAAACCAGATAATATGAAGAATCCTCGTATGGAGGATATCTATGGTTTTGATGGAGACGGAAGAGAGATGTCTCCTGGAGCTACCGCCGATAGTATTTTAAATGGATTGGCAGAGAAGTATGCAGAGGCAGGGTTTGAAAAAGGACCTGCTCCTGATTTAAAAACTATGCCACAAATAGAACCTGCAGAGGAAGCTGCTAAGAACATGGAGAAACTTATCCATGACCAATTAGAAGAAACTCATGCAATATCTGTTATGCGTCATGTATTATTTGAAATGTGTTTACTAGGCACAGGTATTTTAAAAGGACCATTCAATTATGAAAAGCCTGAACACAAGTGGGAGTTAAATGAAAAAGGTGAGAGAGCATACTCGCCTACAAAAAAATTAGTACCAAGAGTAGAAGCAGTTAGTTGTTGGGATTTATATCCTGACCCTGATGCAGTACAAATCGAAGATGCAGACTATGTAATTCAAAGACATGTCTATACTCGTTCTCAAGTAAGAGACTTAATGAATAGACCATTCTTTAGAAAGTCAGCTATCGAAGATTTACTATCTTATGGTTCTAACTATGAAACAAGAAGTTATGAAACAGCTTTGTTTGATAGAGAGAATCAAGAAGAGTTTAGTAAAAATAGATATGAGATTTTAGAGTATTGGGGTGTTATGGATAAACACTTTGTAGAAGAAGCAGGAATAGAAATACCTGATGATATTGATGATGACTTAGACGAAGTACAAATCAATGCATGGGTATCTAATGGACACATTCTAAGATTAGTATTAAATCCATTTACACCTGCAAGAAATCCCTTCATGGTATGTCCTTATGAAATAAATCCTTATCAATTCTTTGGCGTGGGCATACCTGAGAATATGGATGATGCACAAACAATTATGAATGGTCATGCAAGAATGGCTATTGATAATTTAGCATTAGCAGGAAACTTAGTCTTTGATATAGACGAAACAATGTTAGTTCCAGGACAAGACATGTCTGTATTCCCTGGAAAAATATTTAGAAGACAAAGTGGACAAACAGGACAAGCTTTACATGGATTAAAGTTTCCTAACACAGCACCTGAGAATATGCAGATATTTGATAGATTTAGACAACTAGCAGATGAATCTACAGGTATACCTTCTTACTCACACGGACAAACAGGAATACAATCTACTACTAGAACAGCTTCAGGTATGTCGATGTTGATGGGAGCTGCAGCACTAAATATAAAAACAGTAATTAAAAATGTAGATGATTATTTATTAAAGCCATTAGGTGAAACTTTATTTCATTGGAACATGCAGTTTAATAAAGAAGTGCCAGAGATACAAGGTGATTTAAATATTAAAGCACAAGGCACAACATCACTTATGACAAAAGAAGTTAGGTCACAAAGATTAATGACATTTATGCAAGTGGCATCTAATCAGTTCTTAGCACCTTTTGTAAAATGGCACAGTATTATAAAAGAGATTGCAAAGTCTATGGATATAGACCCTGAACAATTAGTTAATGACCCAGAAAAGGCAGCAATATTTATGAAGATGATGGGAGACATGAATGGAAATCAACAAACTCAAAGCGTTAACCAACAACAAGGCGGTATGGCAAATACTGGAGGAGTACCTGCAGGAGCAAATAACCAAGACCCACAAGGGTCTGGAGGTGGCAACATCGGAGTTGGAACTCCACAGACTCCAGGGCAAGGTGGCAATGTTGCACCAAATACTCAACCTGCGGGAACAACTGAACAATAATGGCAAATAAGTTATCAGATATATTAGAGCAAGAATCATCAGGAATTATGTTTCCCTTTAGAGCAGGTGTTAAATCTGTTAAAACGGAACAACAAGTATATACACCTACCGATGGTATTATGAATGTTAAGGGTGACGCATACGAAGGACCTAATGCAGTAATAACTTATGGAACAGAAGAACAAGGTTTTCCAAGACAATTAAAAGAAATAGAAAAAGGTATGTTACCTAGGTTTGACCAAACACAATTTCCAGACATAGGTAAGGGTAAAATAGAAACTACAAGACCTAGAATACCTACCCCACCAATAACTACACCTGTAGAACCTGATAGACCAGTAATGGACCCTTGTCCTCCAGGATTTAAACTAGACCCTGTAAAAAAGATATGTGTTCCAATAGAACAACCTAAGAGTGATACAAGAGAAACAGGACCTACAAACCCACCAAGAAATATAGGTTCTACAGCAAATGCACTAGATAATATTGCAAAAGCTGCCATAGACCAAAAACTTCATACAAAATACGGAGAGGATATAACAATTAAAATTGATAACTCTAGTGTATTGTCTAAGCTAGGATTTGTCGGAAAACTAGTAGATGATATTTTTGTAAAGGGTATTGCAGATAATAGATTAAAAGAATTTGGAACATTTACAGATTTACCTACAGACGGTATAAATATAACACAAAATAGAGATGGTACATTTGATGTTAAAATGAATCAATTAGGAAAATATAATTTTGGAAGAATACAAACAGATGAATCTCTGCGAGGTAATTTAGCTAGTACACAAAAGACAGATAGACAAGGTAATATTATTATGGCTCCAAATAATACACCTATGATTGTTGGTCCTATATCTGTTAACACATTCGGAGCTTCTTCACCTACAAAATTAACATCAGAACAAATAGCAAAAAATAAAGCTGCTGCTGAAAAAAGAAAAGCACAAGAAGATAAGTTTAAAGGAACTATACCTAGTTCAGCACCTCAAGCAAAGGGTGGTGAGGGTCTTCTTGGTGGAGGACCTGGTAAAATAAAAAGTGACAAAAAATCACAAACAGGAAAAATTAAAAAATCAACAAAACAAATAGAAAATGAGTTAGATGATTTATTAAGTGGCGTTATAACAGAAGAAGACAGAGAAAAAGCAAGAGAAACTACAGGCAGTGGTGCTAACAAAAAAGATAAAGGAAAAGTAGTTTGCACTATGATGAATGAATCTTATGGGTTTGGTTCATTTAGAAATAAAATATGGTTAGCACACTCTAGAAATTTAGCTAAAGAATATGAAATAGGTTATCACGCTTTATTTTTACCACTAGTTAAATATGCAAAACAAAAAGGTTTTACAAATAATATTGTTAAAAAAGTATTAGAACACATTGCTATACATAGAACAATAGATATCAGAAAACAAAAATATAATAAAATAGATATATTAGGTAGGGTATATAGAACTGTATTAGAACCATTATGTTATATCACAGGAGGAATAAAAATATGGAAGAAGAGATGATGAATAAAAATACACCCAATGCAGGGGTCATGATGGATGCGAACACTACTCCTGAAACACCTGCTGTACAGAACAGACTTGTAGAAGTTATCGGAGATAGAGTAGAAAATAATTTAGAAAATTTAAGTGAACAAGAAACACAATTAATTACACAGTTAAATATACCACAGTTTAGAAATTTTATGTCTAAAGTGTTTGGACCTGAGTTTGGTGTTATAATGGAAACAAGAATACCAAAACCACAAACACCTCCAACACCACAGACACCACCAGTTTCACAACCAAGTGAAACCCCTGCACCCACAACGGGACAGGGGATGATGACGCAGCCACCCTCTGCATAGAGGCACTGCATATGGGGGCGACCTGAATCCAACAGCACCCC